CCTTCTTGGAGTAAATTATGTCCGCTATTGCGAACATCGTCGCCTACGGCGCCGAAGCAACGCCTCTGCCTCACACTTTCAAACCTATCTCTGTTTCCAGGATGGGTGAGGAAGTCCTCGCTGAGTATCGCGAAGACATTACTGACGTCCCACCCGCTTTGCAGCCTTATGTTAAGCTGCGTTCGCGGAAGTTGCCGTCAGGTGTGGAGCAAACGCGTATTACGGTGGCTATCCCTGTTCAGGAAGTCATCACTAACCAGAACGCAGCCGGTTACACCGCCGCCCCGAAGGTCGCTCATACGCTTAGTGGAGAAGTTACATTCCACTTTAGCCCACGAGCTATCATCAGTCAGCGTCGGCAGCTTCGCCAAATCATGTATAACATGCTTGGCGGCTACGTGATCACCGCGACCGTACAGTCAACGGGTAACGTCCCGGAGATTGTCGATCAGGCCATCAACCCAACGTAATATTGGGTGTAGTCCGGACGGAATCCCCCATAAGGGAATGAGTCCGGTAACCGTGTTTCTTGTGTTATACTTCTCCTTATAGGAGCTACACATGCTATTTCCTAGCGTAGGACACACTGCTTCAACTGGTGAAACAGATGACATCCTTTTGCAGGCCAGTACGGCCCTCGCTGCAAACATATGTGAAGCGGGAATTAGGGATCGGATTACTAGACTTCTTGGTAGTCGTGATACTCTTGCTCTCGCTAGCATGGATTTTGATTACGGTTCTCTCTCTGCGTCCGACGCCATCTATCTCCGTCAAATATCCGCTTTCTTTTCCAAGCGGAGCGACGTTGACTATGGTATCGACAGAGAGCGCGCCGCGCTCGAGTCCTTTGCAAGCGCAGAGTCCCAGTGCCGAGACACTAACACCTTATTCAGGAAGTGGGCTCAAGGGGGTTTACAATTCCCCCGAGACGTCGACAATGTACTTCACATTGCCGTACGAAAAATCGCTCTACTCCTGGGTGAAGTGCCAGATATTTCGGACCTGCGACTGCGATTTGGGCCCGGTGCTACCACCCAAGTCCAAAAAAGAAGAGCTGCCCCAGCTATAAAACTGGGTCAGCCATTTGCGTGTAGCGGAGAGCTCTCTCGGACAGTTAATCTTGTCCTCGAGGAGATGCCTGCCCTCGTTCCTTTTACGGAACTTGAGACATGCACGGTAACCGTCGAAATTCACGCGGGTATCGTCTCCTTTGTCGCGAAGGACTACAAGACGTTTCGGACAATAAGTGTCGAACCGTGGCTGAACAGCATGCTTCAGCTCGGTATAGGCGACTATATGTCATCGCGTCTCCGTAGGGTAGGGATCGACATCACTGACCAAACGCGCAATCAGAAACTTGCGCGTGAAGGTAGCATAACTGGAAAGTTAGCTACCGTCGATCTCTCGTCTGCCTCTGATACTATTGCGACTGAGTTAGTCGCGCACCTTCTGCCTCATGACTGGTACATGTTCCTCGGTTCTCTGAGGACTGGCACAGTTGTGATGCCGTCAGGTGAGAGGCTGAACCTTGAGAAGTTTTCGACAATGGGGAATGGATTTACATTCCCTCTAGAAACCCTGATATTCTGGGCTCTAGCAGCTGCTGTTACGCAGCTCACGTCCCCCGGCTCCGATGTTAG